AGTGTGTAACATTATTAGTTTCAAATCTATCAAATGGAAAAATTTTTTATCCACTGGTAACACATGGACCGAGATTGATTTAGTCGGTAATAAGACAACATTAATTGTCGGCGAAAATGGTTCTGGTAAGTCAACTTTACTTGATGCTTTAAGTTTTGCTTTGTACTCTAAGCCATTCCGCCGCATTAACAAGCCACAACTTATAAATAGTACTAACCAAAAGAATACTACAGTAGAACTTGAGTTTGAAGTTTCTGGTATTAACTATAAGATAATCCGTGGTCTGAAACCAAACATCTTCGAAATTTGGAAGAATGGTGAACTATTAAATCAAGATGCTGCTTCAGCAGATTACCAAGAGTTCTTAGAACAAAACATTCTAAAGATGAACTTCAAAAGTTTTGGTCAGATTGTAGTACTTGGGTCATCTACTTTCATTCCTTTCATGCAACTTAGCGCTGCAAGTAGAAGAGAAGTAATTGAAGATTTGCTTGACATTCAAGTATTCTCTATTATGAGTGCAATTGTCAAGGAAAAGATTTCTGAGAATAAAGCATCTTTGACTGAAATAAAGCATGGATTAGATCTAACTGAAAGATTGCTTAAACAGACTAAAGAACATAATCTTGAATTGCAACGATTAAAGCAACTAGAAGTTGACAAGATCAAAAATACAGTGAAAGTATTCATAGATAATATTGAGAGATGCAATAATGAAATCGGTGTTTTGGAAAAAGAAACCGAAACTTTAGCAGATAGCATTAATGATAAAGTCTCAGTAGAGAAAAAGAAGAATGAACTAAACACTTTAGAAACTAAAATGAAGTCCAAACTTTTTAGCACACAGAAAGAAATGGAGTTCTATAAAGACACTGATAATTGTCCCACATGTAAACAAATTATAGATTCAACTTTCAAATGTGATACTTTAGATACTCATACTTCTACTGTTAAAGAATTAACAGAAGGTTTAGACAAACTAAAGTTGAAGCAAGAAAAGATTAAAGTTAGACTTGATGCAATTGCTGAAGTTGAATCTGCAATCTATAATATCAACATGAAAACTTCTGCTTTAAGAACAGAAATAAAGATAGCAAAGAATCAACTTGGTCAGATCAAAGAAGATCTAAAGAATGCAGAAGATTCTGCTCAACAATTCGACGGTGATAAAGTTACACAATTGAATGAAACTTTAAAGAAGCAAAGACTTGAAGTTGAAACTCTGACCAATCAAAAAGAACTTCTCACTGTTGCTAACTTTATTCTTAAAGATGGAGGTATCAAGACAAGAATCATTAGGCAATATATTCCTATCATAAATAAACTTATTAACAAATATTTAAGTACTATGGAGTTTGTTGTACATTTTGAACTGAATGAGCAGTTTGAGGAGACAATCAAATCGAGATTTAGAGATCAGTTTTCGTACTTCTCTTTCTCTGAAGGTGAAAAGAAAAAACTTGACATTGCAATCTTGTTAACTTGGAGAGCAATTGCTAGACTTAGAAACTCAGTTTCTACAAATCTTTTATTGATGGATGAAGTTCTTGATGGTGCTCTTGATGCACAAGGAGTAGATTACTTGACTGACATTATTTCAACATTAAATGATAATTCTAATGTGTTTGTTATTAGTCATAATACAGATGCAATGAGAGATAAGTTTGCAAAGACTATTCACTTTGTGAAGAACAAAGGATTCTCAACTATACAGTATTGACTTTTGTTTGTACTAAATATATAATCTCTATTGGCTTCATGTTTCTTATAGGTGGTTGATGCAAAGTTTCTATACAAACGTATCTCGTTATGCCAATTCTATTCTATTCCGTGGTTATAAGAACAATAAACCTATTCAAACTAAAGTTCCTTTCAAGCCTACTTTGTTCATTCAAAGCAACAAACCTTCAGAGTTTAAATCTCTCATTGGCAACAAAAGTATTTCTTCTGTAGACTTTGGTAATATGGCTGAGGCTAATGAGTTTGTTGAAGTACATAAAGAAATTGAAAACTTTAAAGTGTATGGTACTACAAATTTTGTCACACAATTTATTCAGAAAGCATTCCCTTCAAAGATTGACTTTAATAAGTCTCTGATTAACATTGTCACATTTGATATAGAAGTGGATATATCTACTGGACTTCCAAATGTGGAGTTTGCAGATAAACCGATAACATCCATTTCTCTAAAGTCCAACAAGAGAGATACATATTATCTGTTTGGTCTAAAGCCATACGATAAGACTAAGACTATCACTGGTATTGATCCTTCGTGTATTGAATATATTCAGTTGAAAAATGAAGAGAGTTTGCTTCGAGCATTTATGAAGCATTGGACATCAGATTATCCTGATGTTGTTACTGGTTGGAACGTGGAATACTTTGATATTGCTTATCTATTCAAAAGAATCGAAAATCTATTTGGTGAACCTATTCTTAAACAAATGTCACCATGGACAATGCTCAAAAGAACATCACGTGAAATCTTTAATAGAAAGAACTACACTTATGATATCACTGGCATTTCTGTTATTGATTACATGGATGCTTTCAAGAAGTTTGGTTACAAGTATGGACCTCAAGAATCTTACAAGTTAGATCATATTGCATATACAGTTCTTGGCGAAAAGAAACTATCGTATGATGAATATGGTTCACTATCCAAACTATATGAAGAAAACCCTCAGTTGTATCTTGATTATAACTTGAAAGATACATATCTAGTTGAAAGACTAGAAGTTGAGACTTGTTTGCTTGAATTGGTAATGACCATTGCTTACAGTGCTGGTGTTAACTTTAATGATGCATTTGGTACTGTAGGCATTTGGGAATCCATTATCTATCGGAAGTTGTTTGCTGACAAAAAGATTCCATCTATTAAAACTTCAGTGGGGAAAAACCTAGGTGAACTTGTTGGTGGATATGTAAAGGATCCTAAACCTGGCATGTATGATTGGGTTGTATCTTTCGACCTTAACAGTTTGTATCCTCATCTGATGCTGCAATATAATATGTCACCAGAAACTATTATTTCAAACAAAGAATATGAACTTACACAAGAGGATGTTCTGAATAATGTTTATTCAAATACTGACAAGTCAGTATCAGTATGTGCAAATGGTGTAAAGTTTACTAATGAATATGTGGGGTTTATTCCACAGATCATTGATGAATACTACGGCAATCGTAAGTTAATCAAAGATGAAATGTTAAAAGTTGAACAAAAATTTGAAAAAGATAAAACCAATGCTTTGTTGAAAAGAAAAGCCAATCAACTACACAATCAGCAAATGGCAGTAAAGATTCTTATGAACAGTCTTTATGGAGCTGTTGCTAACAAATACTTTCTGTATTATATTTCTGAAATGGCTGAAGCAATTACAACTTCTGGTCAGTTGGCAATCCGTTATGCTGAAAAGTCAGTAAATGCTTATCTTAACTCTGTGCTCAAAACAGATAAAGATTATATTATTTACATGGATACTGATAGCATCTATGTCGATATGGCTCCTCTGGTTTCCAGTGTTTATGGAGACAAGAATGTAAGTGATGAAGTCATTTGTGACTTTCTTGACAAAGTTTGCAAATCTAAAGTAGAAGATGCTATCAGGAAAGGATATGATGACTTGGCATCTAGGATGGGAGTCTATCGTAATGCTATGTCAATGAAACGTGAAAAGATAACAAACAAGACTATCTTTATTGCTAAAAAAAGATACATCATGAATGTACTGAACTCTGAAGGTGTTCAATATACTAAACCTAAGATTTCGGTTACTGGCATTGAGTCTGTTAGATCTTCTACTCCTGAGGTATGCAGAAAAAAGATGGTGGAAGCATTTGATATTGTTCTTTCTGGAACTGAGCAAGATATCCAAACATTCATTGCTGAGTTCAAGTCTGAGTTCTATAAGATGCCTGTAGAACAAATTGCAAAGATTTCAGGAACAGATGATATCGGTAAGTATACAGATCGCAATGGATCTTATGCTAAAGGTTGTCCTATCCATGTAAGAGGTTGTATCTTGCACAACAATCTCATTAAAGAATTAAAGCTAAATAACAAATACGAACTGATCAGATCTGGTGATAAAGTCAAGTTTGTATATCTATTACTTCCCAATCCTTTGAGAGAAAACGTTATCTCTTTTGTTGACATCTTACCTAAAGAGACAAATCTTCATAAGTTCATTGACTTTTCTACTCAATTTGATAAAGTATTTCTCACTCCATTAGAAGTAATTCTTAAAACTATCGGTTGGGAATCCACAAAAACCAATAACCTAGTAGACTTTTTCAGTTGAGGCTAATATGAAACAATTGACTCGTGATACTGCTGCCGAATATGATGACTTTATTTCTGTAAATAAACCTACAAAGAATGAGTCAGAATTTAAACTTTTGTTAGGTTCAACTGATGATGGACCCACAATTAGACCTAAACCAAAAGATTCAGAATACCCTGAAGAATGGCAAAGACTTTATGTTAACTTTAATAACTTTGATGATTACGCTTCGTTTATGTTTAAATTTGGACAAGCGCCAAATCCTAAGCTTACACAAATAGCATTCACTTCAACTCAACAAAATGCATTAGACAAATTCTTTGGTGATTAACATGTTGATTAAAATTGAAACAGTAGAAGAACTACAAAACCAATGGAGAGATACTTACGCTCAATGGTTTGCTGCAGGGATGCCAGCATTCTATAACGTAGATACAAGTCCATGGAAACAAATCAAGATAAAGTTTAAGACAAAGGAAGATAGAGACAACTTTGCAAAACTTTATGAGATAGAACTTACAGAAAAGACTAATGTGATTTGGTATCCTGCTAAAGAACGACAGCAGAATATGACTAATCGTTATGTGGAGAATGATAATGTATAATACAAGGTATCCTATCTATATTATTTCCAAAGGTCGTTGGGAAAGTCGATATACTTCTAAAGCTTTAGAAAAGA